TGGAAACTACTTTAGCATAAGAAAAGATCTGGATGAGGTTCACTATTATCTATTTTTTAACGGAATAGAAGAAGAAATATATACCACTGGAATAATTGTTTCTAATGAAAAATTTGCAGCAGGAATTGAGATTAAAACACTGGTTTCTTCATTTGGAGGAAATGTTGCTTCTTTCTTTGGCAATCAAAACGGTTTGCAGATGTATGTTGGTGGAGAGGCAGAAGGCATCTATCAGTTTACGGGAAACATTTATTCTATTGGTTTGGCAACATCATATAACGCAGTAGAACTTACAAGTCACTTTGAGGACAACGGAACAGCAATTGTTGACAGTTATTTAGCAACTGGATCAGCAGAATCAGCAAATGCTATTGCCTTGCTAGAGCATACCGCAAGTTATACGCTACTCCCACAACAGTCTTATGGTTCTTACTTTTTAGACATAGGTGTTGCAGGATATTGGGAAGACTATCTGCCATTGTCTTATTTTGCAAAATATGTTACAAATGATGTTGGAAACAGGTACTACGATCTTGATTTCTTACAGTTTAATATTGGCTACCCATCACCTACAAAACTAAAAGAGTATGAAACAACAAGTTCTTGGACATACCAAGAACTAAAAGAAGAGTATTCTCATCCAGTACAAAGAACTTATCTACAACTAGACAATAACCTATTTACTGGCTGGAATGATTATGCAGACATGGCGCAAAGAGCAGAAAAATATTATGAGTATGATACAGAAGATGCATCTATAAGAAGTTATATTACTTTTCAATATATAGCCGCAGGTGCCAATGCCCCACAGGATGACTTTACAACAATTCTTCCAGCAAAAGAAGATGCCATTATTGATATGGATGAATATCCAGACTGGCTATCTACAAAGTTTGAGGTTGTTGACAATACTTTAATCTATCCTACAAAGACAGTTGATTTTAATGATCTTGCCCTTGTTTACCACCTTGACTTTAATATTCGGGGTATATTAAGAAAGCCAATTAATCTAAGAAAACTAGAACTTGCATCACAGGCATTTAATGATAACTCATTTAATCCAGTGGGTACGAGATTTGGTATTGACATGTTCCCATACACAAGGTCTGGACTGTATTTTGACTATAAGGCTAAAAATCCATTTAGTATTTATAAGGGAAGCACTCCATATCTTTATTTAAATAGAACGTCTGGAGTAGAAGTACGTGGAAGTTTTGACCCACTTGTAAGTCGTGGTATTTCTATTCCAATTAATGAAAATATTGCAGACAACTATCGTATTAGTGCTGCCCAGGTTTGGATGAGATACGATCAAGATGCATTCCCAATTACACCAACAGAAATCTTTGAAATAAAATATAAGGCAGATACTATAAAGTTTTACATGGTGGCAGACAATCCAGAAGGAACTAGAGCAAGAATATATGCTACAAGCCTAGCAACAAACTCTACCTACAATGGTATTTCTTATTTTATGAATGGATCAATTGTTAGAGAACCAGTACTAACAATTAAGGAATGGGGAGTGCTAGGTATTGCTTTTGCTAGTGCACTAAGTTTTGACTTATTCCTGGGATCTATTAATTTAACTGGTCCGCTGGTATTTAATAATATTGCCTACTATCAGGCTAATAATTTACAACAGGTTCAGAGTAGCCTGCTAAGACCATGGCTTAAGGTTAAAACTGACGGGGTAACAAACTTTGACTGGGAATTTTGGCTTAATAGTTTTAACTGGGAAGGTGTTCTTGTTATTTCTGCATCAGACCTTTATGGAGTTCTTCCTTCAGATGTTTATAAGACATATATTGGAACTAATAAGATTATTATTGATGATGAAGAGGGAATGGTGTTCGATGCAGAGAAACTTAAGGTCTATAATGACACAACATGGACCATTAGGTTGGGCACACCCGTTTAATCTGGTATACTTTAGTATATGAATCCATTAATTAGTCCAAAAACTGGTAAGCCTATTGTAGGAAATGTACGTCGTCAGGTCATTGAAAAGAAATATAACTGGGGTTTGTATGTTTACAAGAAGTCAAACGGCAAGTGGTTTACAGACGAAGATGGCAATGTCTTAAACATTGAGTCAACTCGTGGAGATATTGCACAAATTGCCAAACTAAAGGATGCTGCAAAGTATTATGGCGACGAGGGTGATGGCGAAGCAGTCTTTGTTCCTGGCTTAACAAGGGTCAGCGAAGAAGAATATTCAGAGCAACTTGATAGAATGAAGCAGGGATTAATTCCTTCACTAAACGATTTAGGTGCATGGAAAGCCGCACAGGACACACTTAATAAACACGGAAGAGATGCGTACGAATCATGAGCGAAGATTACGATTACATTCAAGCAAGTCTTAGAACTCAAGAAGAATCTGAGAATATATTTAAGTCACAAGATCCATTTGGCAAAGATTGGACTGTGCTAAAAGACTATGTTGGAATTGATCAAAACTTTAAGCGCAGAACAACAAGAAATGTTTCAAAGGTAACATACGCATATAACACAGTAGAGCCATCCAATCAATACCTAAACTCTGCAAACGCAGTCCCATCTGGAGACGGTGCAGAATCAAAGCAGATTAATCCTGGAACCGTATATCGTAATGGCTATGGACTATTTGATGTAATCACTCCTCCATACAACATGTATGAGTTGGCAAGTTATTACGACACATCTTTTGCCAACCATGCTGCCATTGATGCAAAGGTAGAAAATGTTGTTGGTCTTGGTTATCATTTTGACATCACAGATAGAACAATGTTGCGTTTTCAAACAAGTGATGATCAGGCTGCAGTAGAACGTGCACGACGCAGAATTGAAAGAATGAAGTTGGAAATGCGTGAATGGATAGAGTCATTAAATGATGATGATTCATTTACAACAACCATGGAAAAAGTATATACAGATCTTCAGGCTACTGGCAACGGCTTTTTAGAAGTAGGAAGAACCGTTACTGGTGAGATTGGATATGTTGGACACATTCCTTCAACAACTATTCGTGTTAGACGACTCCGTGATGGTTTTGTGCAAATTATTGGACAAAAGGTTGTTTATTTCCGTAACTTTGGAGCCAACAACGTAAACCCAATGACTACTGATACACGTCCTAATGAGATTATTCACATTAAAGAATATTCACCATTAAACACTTATTATGGAATTCCAGACATCATTTCAGCGGTATCATCACTAATTGGTGACTCACTTGCTGCTCAATACAATATTGACTACTTCCAAAACAAGGGAGCCCCACGCTATATTATTACAGTAAAGGGTGCAAAACTATCTGCAGATGCAGAAGACAAAATGTTTAGATTCTTGCAGACTGGCCTAAAGGGTCAAAATCACAGAACTCTTTATATCCCACTTCCTGGAGATACAGACAATAACAAGGTTGAGTTTAAGATGGAGCCTGTTGAGACTGCAATTCAAGAAGCATCTTTTGAAAAGTATCGCAAGCAAAATCGTGATGATATTCTGGTTGCACATCAAGTTCCTATCTCAAAACTAGGTGGATCAGATTCTGCTGCCATTGCTGCTGCGATGTCACAGGATAGAACTTTTAAAGAACAGGTTGCACGTCCAGCACAGGCACAACTTGAAAAAATCATTAATAAGATTGTTAAAGAAAAGACAGATATTCTTACTCTTAAGTTTAACGAACTAACCCTTACAGACGAAATTGCTCAATCTCAAATTATTGAGCGTTATGTAAAGACACAGGTTATTACTCCAGATGAGGCTCGTGAAATGATTGATATGCCACCAAGACCAGACGGTGACGGTGGAGAACCATTTTCAATGACACCACGACAAGCAACAGACGCTAGAGCAAATCTTGCTGGTAATCGCCAGCGGGATGCAGAAAGAACAAACAACTCTTCAGATTCCCCAGCATCACTTGAAGGAAGAAATCCACAAGGCGAAGGAAGATCATCTCAATAGTTGAGAAAAACCTAAAAAGGTTTGATATAATAATACTGCCATGATTATAAATAAAGCACACTGGATTACTGATGGTGACAATGTTCGCTTTTCTATGCCAATCGGCAAAGTAGATCAAGAACGTAGAATCGTATCAGGTTTTGCAACTCTAGATAATGTTGACAAGCAAGATGACATTGTTACAACAGAGGCAAGCCTAGAAGCATTTAGAAAATTCCGTGGAAATCTACGAGAAATGCACCAGCCTATGGCTGTTGGCAAGATCGTTTCATTCAAAGAAGATCGATATTTTGAGCCTCAGTCAAAGAAGTTTTATAGCGGAGTTTATGTGTCCGCTTATGTTTCAAAGGGTGCTCAGGATACCTGGGAAAAGGTGCTTGATGGTACTCTTACTGGATTTTCTATCGGTGGTAACATCACAAAGTCAGATGATAAGTTTGACGAAAATCTTGATAAATCAGTGCGTATAATTAAAGAGTATGAGTTGTTTGAGTTGTCACTAGTTGATAATCCAGCAAATCAATTTGCTAATGTAATCTCTATCGAAAAAGTCGATGGTAAGAATACAGTTAGTGGATACCTTTCAAAAACAGAAGTTAAGAATGTATTCTGGGATTCAGAAAATGATATTGTTTTAGTATCAGAAGATGATTCAGCAGATAGCCCTACTTCTGGAAGACCTATGAAAAACATTGGTTTTGTTGAAAAATCAGATTCAGAAAATACAGAAAAAATAAAGTTCTTAGTTGATAGTGCAAAAGGCATTAGAACAATTAAGATGACAGAGGAGGAAAATCCTATGACAGAAGAAACAACAATCGTTGAAGCACAAGGTGCAGAGACAGTAGAGTTGGTTGAAAATGTTGAGGTTGCTCCAGAGGCTGCAGCAGTTGCTGTAGAAGAGGCTCCAGTAGAAGTTCCTACAGAGGATACACCTGCTACAGAGCCAGCAGCAGAAGCAGCATCAGAGGCTGAAGAAGCACCTGTTGTTGAAGAAGCAAATGATTCAGTTGATGCTGTTGTTAATGCAACAGAGGAAGTTGCTAAAGCAGTTTCTTCAATCAATGAAAATCTAACTAATGCCTTGAGCAATCTTGCAGATACAGTAAAGTCTATGCAGACAACTGTAGAAGCAATTACGAAGTCCCTTGAAGCCGTTACAGGTGAAGTTAAGTCTGTATCAAATGAGGTAAAA